AAAAGGAGAGCAATAAAAACAAATCAAGGAACCCTATCAAAGAGCCGAGCATTTTTTGCTCGGCTTTTTTTTTGCACCCCACCCCCCCTAGAAACGCGCACACAAATATATGTATATATAAATAACATTTCACATATATAATTACCAAAATTTAAAAAGGAACCCTAAAGGAACCCTATTGAGTCCATGGAGAAAATTAGACTAAAAATTATTCCGATGACTTTGCGCAAAGCAAACGATTTCGTAAAAAGGTTCCATAGGCACAACAAAAATTCACAAGGTCATAAGTTTTCGGTAGGCGCCAGCTACAACGGCGAACTCGTTGGCGTGGCCATTGTCGGCAGGCCGGTGGCTAGAAAATTAGACGACGGCTTTACTACAGAGATCCTAAGAGTTTGCGTCCGTGATAGCGCACCAAAGAATACTTGTTCTTTTCTGTACGGCAGATGCTGGCGTATCTGGCAACAAATGGGCGGCAAACGCATGGTAACCTACACGTTACAGAGCGAACCGGGCACGTCTTTGAAAGCTGCTGATTGGAAGATCATGGGCGAGACCAAGCCAGAAAAAAACGGTTGGCACAGAGAGTCAAGAGCGAGATCTTGGCAAAACGTGTACTCTGAACCAAAATATCGATGGGAAAAACATGAGCTTTGAGCATTTACCAGACGAAACCATAAAAGAAATTTTAATGATTCAAGACCGTCTTGAGGTTATGAAAACCAAAGACAAAGCCAAAGAATCCTTTCTCGAGTACATCAAACATGTATGGCCAGAGTTTGTCGAAGGCGAACACCACCGTTTGTTTGCGCAAAAACTCGAGGACGTAGCCAAAGGCAAGATCAAGCGTTTGATCGTGAACATGCCACCGAGACACACGAAATCTGAGTTTGCTTCGGTGTATTTTCCGTCTTGGTTCATGGGACTCAAGCCAAACACGAAAATTATGCAGACGACACACACCGCCGAGCTGTCGATTCGGTTCGGTCGAAAGGTTAGGAACCTTATGGATCAGAACGAATATAAGCAGATCTTCGATGATGTCGGGTTATCTGCGGATTCCAAGTCCGCGGGACGTTGGGAAACGAACAAAGGGGGCGAATATTTCGCTGCGGGTGTCGGCGGAGCCATCACGGGGCGTGGTGCTGACCTCCTAATTATCGATGATCCGCATTCTGAGCAAGATGCACTCTCGCCGTCGGCGCTCGAAAGCGCGTGGGAGTGGTATTCATCTGGACCACGACAACGTTTACAGCCTGGCGGTACCATTGTGATTGTCATGACACGGTGGAGTTCTATTGATTTGACCTCGAAACTGATCAAACGCATGGGCGAAGACAACGCCGATCAGTGGGAAGTCCTAGAATTACCCGCGATTTTGGACTCTGGCAAGCCGCTTTGGCCCGAATATTGGAAAATAGAGGAGCTTGAAGCCGTGAAAGCTTCGATTCCCGTGGCAAAATGGAACGCGCAGTACATGCAGAACCCGACGAGTGAGGAAGGAGCGATTGTCCGCCGTGAGTGGTGGCAAATCTGGGAACACGAGGATCCACCCGCCGTTGAGTACATTATTCAGTCGTACGATACGGCGTTTTCCAAGAAACAAAGCGCAGATTACTCAGCCATTACCACTTGGGGCATCTTCCGTCCGTCGGATGACGCGCCCGAATCGATCATTCTGTTGGATTCCAAGAAGGGACGCTGGGATTTTCCCGAGCTGAAGTCAATTGCTTACGACGAATACCTTACATGGAACCCCGACATGGTGCTGATCGAGGCACAATCGAGCGGTACGCCGCTGACCCAAGAGTTGCGCATGATGGGCATACCGGTGATTAACTACCGACCGTCGCGCGGTAACGACAAAGTGACACGAATGCACTCGGTCGCGCCGATGTTTGAGTCGGGCATGGTGTGGGCGCCTGAGATGGGTTTTGCCGACGAGCTGATTGAAGAGGCCGCATCGTTTCCGTACAGCGAACACGACGATTTGGTGGACTCGATGACGCAAGCTCTGTTAAGATTCAGACAAGGTAATTTCATCACGCTTGATTCAGACGAGTTGATGGAAGATAATGAACCAAGAGAACACGTTTATTACTAGGAGCGATTATGGCAGTTAGGAAGAGAACACCAGCGAGAAGAAAAACAACAACCGCTAGAAAAAAGCCAGCAAGATTTAAATCAGACGCGAATACACAAACTGGTGCAAGACCTGTTGCATCTGGAGCGCCGCAAAGAGGTACCAGAGGAGCTAGATCTACCACTACCACTACCACAAAAAAAAGAAGAACGGTTAAAAAAGCAACTCCTAAAAAGACAGTCGCTAAAAAAACAACAGCTAAAAAAACAACAACTAAGACAATCAAGCCAAAAGGCAGACTTAGCGGTTTATTGGTTGGTGGAGCTACTTTGATAGGTGGTTTATCGGCGTTAAGAAACAAACCTAAAACTTTTGGTGAAGCTTTTAAAAAAGCTAGAAAAGATAAAGGCCCTAACGCTACGTTTACTTACAAGGGTAAAAAGTACAGCACGGTTACTAAAGATCAAATTAAGAAAGCAGGCTATAGCAACTTGAGAGATTACTTAAACGCACAAAAGAAAAAGAAATGAGCAAAGTAAAAGGATTAAAAAAAGCCATTAGACAGCTTAGAGACGATTACAAGCCTAGAATTAAAAACGAGAAGGAGGTTTATCCTAACGTCAAAGCAGGCACAGATATATTGCCAGGCATGAAACAAAGAAGCGCTTTAGCAAGAAGAAAGTCTGTGCAAACCAGCAAGAAACCAGGTTCAAGAAGAACCAAAAGATAAACATGTCTATAAACATCGACGATCTTTCTTTTGAGGAAGCTCGAGATCGCATGGAAAAGATCATAGCTTTTTTAGAAAAAGGCGAAATGACTCTTGAAGAACAAATGGAAGCTTACGAGCACGGCATTAAGCTAACCGACCACGCGGAAAATTTATTAAACTCCGCAGAGGAAAGAGCTAAATCCATATCGAGCGATGATTAGCGACTATCTGAAAATATATCTAACTGAATACACCGAAGAAACCGACGACAAGATTTACGCTGGGCCAAATATTTTTGCTACAGACTTTGACTCTGCGCAAGAAATAGCCGACACTATGGGACTAATAGTTATTGGAGAGCTTACCGATATCGTAAGCACAGAGTTAACAGGCAAGAAAAAGACAATACACTGATGGCGGATATAGAAAAAGCAATAGATGCAGAAGATCAAATAGATCTAGACGTTGAGAATCAAGACAAGTCAATCAAGGTTAGTCTGCCAGAAGACAGCGACATAGACTTAGCTAGTTTTGAAACGCTTGAAGACGGCACGATATCTTTCGGTTCTGTCTTAACGCCAGACATACAAGAAGAATTTAACGCAAACTTAGCAGAGCTTATCGATGAAGACGAGCTGACAGGCATTTACAACGATTTGATTGATGCCGTTGAGGGCGACAAGTCATCGCGTCAAAACTGGGAGGACACCTACAAAGAGGGGCTCGAAACTCTCGGCATGAATTACGAAGAACGCTCGCAACCGTTTGAGGGCGCTTCGGGGGTTATGCACCCGCTACTTGCAGAATCGGTCACTCAGTTCCAGGCGCAAGCCTACAAGGAGTTGATACCTTCAAACGGTCCTGTGCGCACACAAGTCATCGGTGCGGTCACGCCAGATTCTGATGCTCAAGCCGATAGAGTGCGCGAGTTCATGAATTATCAACTCATGAACGTTATGGAAGAGTACGACAGCGAAACCGATCAGCTGTTGTTCTATCTACCGCTATCTGGATCTGCGTTCCGTAAAGTTTATTACGACAACAACTTACGTCGAGCGGTGTCGCGTTTCGTGCCCGCCGAAGATCTAGTTGTGCCCTACGCCACCACCGACATTTACAGTGCTACCAGAATAACGCACATCATCGAAATGCCGATGAACGACGTGCGTAAATTACAACAAGCGGGTTTCTATCGTGACGTTGACATATCAACGAGTGCGATCATTGACGATAACTACGATGAAGTGCAATCAGAGATAGACGATCTGCAAGGCATCGAACCAAGCTACAACGAAAGCGATACTTGTAGCGTTTACGAAATACACACTGAACTGGATCTACCAGGCTACGAGGATCTAGACGAAGAAGGCGAACCAACGGGCATCAAACTGCCGTACGTCATAACTTTGTCCACTAATTCAAGCGAAATCTTATCGATTCGTAGGAACTACAAAGCCAACGATATCACCAAGAAACGTATTAATTACTTTGTTCACTACAAGTTTTTACCAGGTTTAGGCTTTTACGGCTTCGGGTTGACGCACATGATCGGTGGGCTATCGAAAGCGTCAACCTCCATCTTGCGACAATTGATTGATGCGGGCACGTTATCGAACTTACCCGCTGGTTTCAAAGCAAGAGGTATTCGTATTCGTAACGACGATCAACCGTTACAGCCTGGAGAGTTTCGTGACATGGATGCACCAGGCGGTAGTCTGCGTGATGCGTTTGTGCCGTTACCGTTCAAAGAACCTTCGGGCACATTACTGAATTTATTAGGCACATTGGTTGATAGCGGTCGAAGATTTGCAGCGTTGGCGGACATGCAAATCGGTGACGCTAATCAAGCAATGCCAGTTGGTACCACGGTCGCATTGTTAGAGCGTGGTACCAAAGTCATGTCAGCCATTCACAAACGTTTGCATTCTTCGCAACGTTTTGAGTTTGGGTTGTTGGCAAAAGTATTCGCTGAATACTTACC